GTGTTGGCTACGCCGCAGATATTTTCGGCAAAACGATTTTGGAACGGGTTTGCATCCTTGTCTTTAGTTGCCACGAGTCAATACGACGCTGCGGAGACGCTTGGAATCCATATTCGGACGTTTGGCTTCTGGCTGAAACGTGGCTGTCCCGGATCTCCTAGGAATTATGTGATTCGAGACTGCATCGCGTGGGCTCGGGAAAATGCGTGGTCTGAGGAAGCGGTTTTGATTGACCGGGCTACCGGGGAAGATGACGACATCAACACGCAGTATTTGCGGAAGCGAATTGAAAAGATTGATCGCGAGAACCAGCTTGCAGACTTCAAGATTGGCGAGCGGTCGGAAAATTTGGTGGATGTTGATGAAGTCAGGTCACTACTGACAGAACAGGCCAGCGTATTTCGGACAGGTCTTGAGAAACTGGAACGCAAGCACGGGCGGGATGCGTTGGACTTGGTTTTGGAACTGCTCGACGAATTGGAAGCGATTGATTTCGACCGTACAAAATAGCAGCAGATCAATCCGGATTGTCAGAGACTTCTGGAGTTCAGCGCGTCCGTCACGCCTTCGTTCGATCGGCGACTGGGCTGAGGACGAGCTGCGTCTTCCGTCCGGTCCTGCCGAGGGCCGAAGGTATCGGATTGATCGACTGCCTTACGCTCGTTTGCTCTTGGCTGAGCTAGGAAAGTGGCGGCGGCATGTGATCACCGGGCCGACACAAAGCGGCAAGAGTTTGCACGCTTTTGCCTTCCTCATTCTCTATTATATTTTTGAGGTCAAGGAAGACGTGATCGTTGGCCTTCCCGATCTGGGGATGGCGGCGGCGAAGTGGAAAAAAGACATCCGGCCGCTGATTGAACGCAGTCGTTACGCTGCGTTGCTTCCGGTGCGTGGATCTGGATCGCACGGCGGCGATCCGACTTTGGTGCTGTTCCGAAACGGCAAGACTTTGCAGTTTATGGGCGGTGGTGGATCGGACAAGCAGCGAGCATCATCGACCGCGAAAATTCTGGTCATTACAGAGACTGATGGTCTCGACGAGGTTTCAGCGACATCGAAGGAAGGGCAAAACAAAGTCGATCAGCTTGAAGGCCGAATAAGGTCGCACGGGTTGGAGGGCCGGGCGTTCATGGAATGCACGGTGAGTAAAAAGACAGGCCGAACGTGGAAAGAATTTTCAGCCGGAACAGCATCGAGGATCGCGTGCCGATGTCCGCATTGTAAAGCTTGGGTGAGTCCTGAGCGCGAGCACCTTGTAGGTTGGGACACGGCTACTTCAAAGATTGAGGCCGGAGAGCTTGCGGCGTTTGCTTGTCCCGACTGCGCGGAGCTGCTGACGGAAGATCACCGGATTGAAATGAATGGCGATGCGGTTTTGGTGCATCGCGGGCAGGAGATCAAGCCAGATGGCACGGTGGCCGGAGATCCACCAAAGACAGATACGCTCGGGTTCCGTTGGTCAGCGTTCCACAATTTATTGAGCCCAGTGGCGTTGCTTGGAATGGAGTCATGGCAGGCTGCACGGTCAGACGATCCAGCGGCGGCGGATGTTGTGCTGAAGCAGCAGGTCTGGTGCTTGCCGTCGGACACTGACGACGTTGAAAAGGTGCCGCTGTCGATTGGGATTGTCCGAGGATCCGCGACCGGATACGAAGGGCGTTGCAATCGGCGAGAGAAGTGGGTGCTGCCAGAATGGTCGGAGTACGTGACAGCCCACGTGGACGTTGGGCTGCGAGTGCTGAATTGGTCCGTCAACGCGCACGGGCCGCACGGGATCCGCGACGTGATTGCTTACGGAGCCACAGCGACGGAGCAGCCGGACATGATTGGTCCAGAGGAAGCAATTCTCGGAGGTCTGCATCGCGTGCGTGAAGTAATCGAGCAAAACTGCGATCTGTCTCTGGCGTTGGTTGACTGCGGATATCAGGGCAACGTGAAGTCAAAGAATCCTCGGCTGGTGGTCTACGAGTTTATTTTGTCTGCAGGTCCACATTGGCGGCCAGCGATGGGGCTTTCGCTGTGGTCGCGAAAGCCGAAGACCGAAGATTTTGAGCCTTCGTTGACTGGTGCGCCGTGGTATTTTTCAAAACAGAAGCATCTAAAACAGACGCTGAGGGTTGTGGACTTTAGCCCTAGTCACTTTAAACATTTGTCTCACGGGTCTTTTTTGATCCATCCGCTGGCAGGGGATTACAGCAGAAACAAAGGCTCTGTCACGTTGTTTGGTGCCGATCCGAAGGCCCACAATGAATTTGCAACGCAGCTTAATAACGAGCGGTTTGAAGTGGATCACAAGACTGGAAAAAGCGAGTGGAAACGCCATGGCCACAATCACTTTTTCGATACGGACGTTGGGAACATTGTCGCGCGGTCGGTGCTGGAAAGCGTTGCGATGAACAAGACGCAGACAAAAAAACGGCGAGAAACTCAGATCAAAGTTTGACGGAGAAAACAAAATGGAACAGAAACAGAAAACCGGTCGTCCAGCGGGATCGAAAACAGCAGATCGCGAAGTTGTGACGTTTGTGTCAAGTCGATGTCGTGCTTGTGACTCTACAGAACGAACGCACTACAAGGAAAAAAACCGAGTCGAAGGCTACGGGCTAGCGCCGGATGGAAAGCCCTACACGGCAGTGAATTTACGGCCTACAAAATGTCAGACGTGTGGCCAATGCAGAATCGACCGCGAATACGAATATGTGCCTGAAACTGCAAACCCCAATTAACAGCCTTTCGCCGTTAAGAATCAATCGTAATTCTTAGGGCATGGCAACCGAGACACAAGCCGAACAACGCACAAGACTGATAGCTTTGCTGGCTAGCGGCGTGCGTTCGGATTCGCACGATGGCTCGGCCACGACGTTCAATTCGCCCAAAGAAATCGAGCTGCAACTGATTAAACTCGATCGGGCCTTGGGTTACAGAAAGTCTCGCTCTCGATTCAACACTCCCGTAATGGGGAGGCGCTGATGACGAGCGTTGCCGCCCCTGTTGGCGATGACACATACCAGGCGCTGAACCCGAAAAACAGACGCCGATCGACGACGACGCGGGTCGTTCTCGAAGATCGACTTTTGACGGACCGCCGCCGCGAATCGCTTGCCGCAAACGCGCTCGATGTTTGGCGAAATATGGGCCTGATGGCTTGGGCCATTCGCCGCACACTCGACTATTGCTGCCTGTGGGACTTTCAGCCGCGCACGGACGACCGTGGTCTGAATGATGCGCTCAAAGCGTTGATGAAGCGAGACACTGAGCCCGAAGCAATCGACAGTTTTGGTCGAATGGATTGGGACGACATGCGTCGCGTTGCCGAGGCGCAAAAACTGCTCGCGGGCGATGCGTTTTTCGTCAAAGTCAGCGACGGCACGCTGCAAATGGTTGAAGGCAGTTATTGCTCGAATCCAACGAGTCGCCGCAACGTCAACGAAAAATGGATCAACGGCGCAAAGATACGTGGCGGCAAGGTCGTTGCGTGGAACTTCATCGAAGAAGATCCGATTTCAGGCCAGAGAACAGGTCGAGTCGTTGCTGCAAAAAACGTCTGGCAACACTGCCAGTTTGAAGGCCGTTCAAATCAAATCAGGCCACAGTCTCCGATCGTTGCGGCAATCAATGAGTTTCGCGATTTGGATGAAACGTTCGATCACATGCGGGCGAAGGTCAAGCTGGATCAATTGTTTGGTGTTGCGTTTGCTAGAAACGAAGCTGCAGACGCATTTGATGAATTTGATACGAATACCAGTGAGCAGCAGGAAGGATCCGCGCGAGTCGTGGACTTTGGCGACGGGCCCGCGGTAATCGATTTGGATGTCGGGGAAACTGTCACCTCGGTGCAGTCTGGCAACCCAGCACAAAACACACAGGAATTTCTGAAACTTTGTGCTCAGGTGGCGTTGAAGTCTCTCGATCTGCCTTACAACTTTTTTGACGAAGCTCACACGAACTTTTTCGGATCTCGTGCGGCGTGGTTGCTGTTTGAACGTGCGTGTTATGCGCGAAGAAAAACGCAAGATCGCCTTCACCGGAAGATGGCAAACAGCAGATTTTATCGATGGTGCGTCCCGGTGGACATGGGCGGCACCGGTGAAATTGCGTTGCCAAATTCCATGCAGATTACTGACATTCCTTTCCGATGGGTGCCGCGCGGCGTTGCGTGGTGGAAGCCACAGGAAGAACTCGACACGGCACTGCGATCGGTAGCTGCTGGCCTCAAGTCGATGCAAGATGTTTGTGATGAACACGGCTTCGGGGATTACGTCGATAACGTTCGCGAAATCCAGAAAGAGCGGATCGAACTTTTTGAGCTTGGCTTTGTGCAAAAGTGGAGCCAGCAGGCGATGGTTTATTTGGACGACGCAAACGCGACTGCTCAAACGAATTCGCCGATGAATCCAGATCAGCTCTATCCTAGTTATAGCGAAGACGTTGTGCCGACAGATCAGAAAGTGGCGGGCTGAATTTATGCAGACTTTGACAACACCACCGCAATCAGGATTGTTTCGCACATCGACAAATGTCGCGGCGCCCGTTCGTGTGGATCGCACGGCGCGCGTAATTTTCGGTGCGTCATTGATGCAGGTCGGGAATCTTGGGGAAGGCGATTCACGCAACTGGACAGTGACGCAGGACAGTCTGCAGCAGGCGTACACTTTCGCGACTCGTGGAAACAATGGGCTTAAGGCACGATTTACGCACCCAAATATGTCTTCCGATGGCATGGGGAGCTATCTGGGCCGGTGGAAGAATTTTAAGTTAGACAACGGAACGCTGAGAGCGGATCTGCACATTGCCGACGCCGCTTTTAAATCTCCGCAGGGCGATCTCGGAACGTACATCATGGACATGGCTGAAAACGAGCCAGATATGTTTGGGGTTAGTCTTGCGACTGAACTGGACATGAACAATCTGATGGAGTTCGAAAACAAATCAGAGACATCCGGAAGCCTTGAGCGCTGGCCGATGAAGTTCACGGCAATCCGGGCCGGTGATGTTGTCGATGAGCCGGCGGCGACTCGTGGCGGCATGTTCGATCTGTCGGAGCCGGATCTCCGAAATTTACCAGCACAGGCGACAGCCTTGCTGTCTACATATTTTGGCGATGCGTGTCCCGCTGTGGTTCGGGCTCGCATTGATGGCTTTTTAACCAAGTATTTTGCCAACCAAGGAGCATCCATGCCAGACGCGGCAACACCATCGGCCACCGAGGCCGAACTTGAAACCATGCCGGGCGACACTGTTCCGGCGGAAGACACAGCGGCAATCCAAGATCACATTGATCCGGTTGCCGAGCCAGACGGGGTTCCTCAGCCACAGGTTGAAAAATTTGGAACTGAGGATCTCGGCGAATATATGCAAACGTTTGGTGACGCTGAAGGCGCTCGAATGTTTCGCGACAAAATTCCGTTCCAGACTGCTTTGCTGCAGCATCTGAAATCCGTCAAAGGCGTCAATCAGGATCTCTCGGCTGAACTTGCACAGGTGAAATCAGCCTATGCCGGTCTGCTGAAAGAGAACGCCGGAGAAAAAACGCCTCTAAACCTTTCCGGTGAGGGAAGTCACAAGTCATTGTCGGAAGCGTTTCGCGCAAACAAGCCGACACGCTAATTGACGCGGAGCAGTCCGCATAACTGCCACCCTGAAAAATATCGTCTCCGTTGCCGGAGGCCGGGTTCCTGAATAGCTATCAGGCCCGGCGCTCTCCGGCGGCAGAGTTTTTTAATTTGTGAAAGTACGGCAACGGAGCATTCGAAAGGAATGCTTCAATGGCTGATACGTTGACGACCTTGGCAGAGTTGATTTTGTTCAACTCTAACGATGTTAACCCCGCGGAAATGACAAACATTTTGAACGCAGCGCCGGTTTTGGCTGCGTTGAATGCGATGCCTTCCAGCAATGGAACGCTTCACAAATTTAACATTGAAACAGGAGCGCCGACGGTTGGTTTTCGCGCCGTAAATGACGGTGCTGACTACACGGCGGGAAGTAGCACACAGACTTCTGTGACGCTTAAATATCTGGACGCAAAAGTCATTGAAGACCGTGCGGAATGTCTTGCTTACAAAGGCGGGGAGGAAGCGTGGATGGATCATCGCACTTCACGCCAGCTGCGTCAGGCGCTGTTTATTTTTGAGCGGCAGGTTTTTTACGGCACGGTGAGCCCCGGCAACTCCGGCGGTTTTTCTGGGCTGGCAAACGACACAAATTACGACGGCGCCTCAGACGCACTTGTCGTCAATGCTGGCGGTACAACGGCCACAACTGGCTCTTCAGTGTGGCTGATCGCAAGCACTCCTGACGATGCTGCAATGTCGCTGGTGGGTGCTGGGGATCCGCTGATCAACGGCGGAAACAACATCAACTTTACAATCGGTCAGACGTTTCAATCTCTCGTTTTGGGTGCAAACTCAAAGTCAATGGTTGCGAACGTCCGAGACGCTGGAGCGCACTTAGGCATTCAGGTCGGCAGCAAGTATGCGGTGGTTCGGATCGCAAATCTGACCGCAGATTCCGGCAAGGGGCTTACGGATGCCTTGATGGAAACCGCAATGGCCTTGTTTCCTTCTTCGATGCAGCCAACGGCAATTGCTATGTCGCGTCGTAGTCGTGCTCAGCTCCGCAAGAGCCGGACGACTTACAGCCCGACGGGATCACCGGCGCCGAATCCGATCGACTTTGACGGGGTGTCTTTGATCGTGACGGACAGCATCGCGGACACGGAAACGTTGTTAGTCTGACAGGTAGTTTTTGACTGGGGAGTTTACGATGGTTTCACCACTCTTGGGGGCACGAATCGCAGCTCATGCGGCGCGTGAATTCTTGCGTGGCGAAACGGTCGTGCTTGTCAATAAAACAGGAAGCACGGTTGCAACAATCGACACTGCCATTGTGACAATCGACCCAGCAACCGTCGGTGATTTCGGCGACGGTCCGGCACAACATCAGGGAGCCTTGCGGCTCCATGAAGATTATCACGCAAACGCACTGGCAAGCCTTACGGCAACGGTGCGGGGCATGGTCTGGCAAATTGTGTGTGTGGGCGAAGTGGAACTTCAGCGATTCCGCGTGGAACTGCGAAGGATCGAAGGAAACGCCACAAATTACTCGGACATAAGCGGCAAGCAAGCGGTCTGGAACGGATAACAATGAATCCGATTGATTTGGTCCGGGCTCTTTTAGAGTTCCTTAAGGGTCAGCCATTTTCAAACGTGGTGGCGCTGCTGCAGCTTGGTCTGCTCAGTGGTGCAGTTTGGCTTGCTGTATTCAAATTGGTTCCGGCAGAACGGCAGGCAATTTTAGATGGCATGCAGCAGCAAGAAACACAGCAGACAAAACAGATCGATTCTATCACGAATTCGTTTGAAAAAGCTTTGGACAGGATTGATCAGATGCAAGGAAGTGAAATCAAGACAGGAAGTTCTGGCTTGGTGGGGCCGTGACTGCAGAAGAACTGATTACTGATTTGGAAGTAAAGCTGGCTTACGTGGTTGCAGATCAAGCGGCATGGTTGGCGGCGAAGTTTCGGAGCAAGACGCCAGCAAATTTGACAAGAACTAGGTCCGGGATTTATTACAAAACGACGGCGGCGACAGCTTACGTCGGAATCCGGTTTGCCGTGCGATATGCAGGCCAGACTCAAACTGGTCAACGATTTGAACGACAGTGGAATGAACTGAGGCCGCAGGTTCGGCAAAGAATTATCAACGACATCAATGATCTTCTGAAAGGCTGAATCCTATGGCTGTTCCAACGACAATTAAAGTTCAAGGTTCAATGCTCAAAATCACGGTCTCGGCTGCTCTGACTGAGCTGCCGGGCGTTGAAAATCTTGAGATTGATCTGGGCGAAAACCTGACATACGAAAACGGCGACATTTCGAGCAATTACTTGGCGAAGGTGTTTAGCGGGCTGCGTGGTGGCGGCAAGATCACGGCGGATCTGATTCGTGATCCGACAAACGCAACGCAGATCGCTTTGCAGATTGCTTTCAACAGCGGGGCAACATTGGCTTCTTCGGTGATTATTGGAACGGCCGGAACCACGATTGTGCTATCGCTGTTGCCAATTAAGTTGCCGGTTTCGGGCAAACGCGGCGAGGGTTGGATGGGTAAAGTTGAATTCGAAATTCTGACAAAGACCGATTGGAACGCAGTTTAATCTTTTTTTGTCTCCGTCTCCGTCACGGGAGGCCGGGGAATGCTTCCGGGCATCCCCGGCAGACCGTGGACTTTGTTTGACCCCGTGAAGGATCTGATCACATGAAGGCCCGAATGCTGAACGACGGTGAAGCCGTCAATCCGATTTATTTGGATGCAGATGTCAAAGGCGACATCGTGCCGACTGTGGTTATTCCCGCCGGCACGGTCATCGATAACCCGGATGCGTGGATGCTATGCGTGAACGGGATCGCGACGCCAGATGACGACGAATGCCGCGCGGCAACGATTAAGTTCCTGGGCAGCGAGAGGCGGAAAACGCTCATCGAGTCCATTAAGTCTTTGCAAAAAGCTGACGGCGTCCAGCGACTCGACAGCAAGACAAAGAAGTGGTTGGAGTACATGGAAAAAGCTTACGCCTCGGAGCTGGCTGAGCCTGCTCCAGTGGCTTGATGTGGTTGGTTTGAATTTCCCGAAAGGAATACCCGTGACGAAGTATTTTTCATCTGAGTTGTTGGCCGAAGTATCAGCGGAAGACGTTGGAGAATATCCGCTGCCATTCGAGCCTGAAATCGTGGTCCGCGTGCAGTCGGTGCCGATGGCACGAATGCGACAGTATCAGGAGGCCGTCAAAAAAGGTGGGGCGGTCGCAGCTGCTGCTGAGAAGGCTCTGATTCGTGACTCGATCATCAATCCGGACAATTCACCGGTGTACACGAAGGACACGGCTGAGACGATGCTGAAAGGCAGGTCGCGGTTGATCGGTGCGCTGATCCAAATGATTAGCACACACAACGGCGGCGAAGACAAGGTGGTTGAAGACGCTGAAAAAAAGTCGGATCCGATTCTGTAATCCAGTTCATGTTTCGGTTGTGTTTGGCGATCGGCGGTGACAAGTGCATTCATCCGGATGTGCTTGAGCAGCAACTGAATCGACGGCAGTTGTGCGAGTGGATGGCCTACGCGAAGCTATTTCCGTTTGGTGGTGATGTTGAAGAATACGGACGGGCGAACCAGACATTTTGGCTCCGGGCTGCGTGGTTAAAGGACGAATGTGAACCGAAAGACTTTATGGCGAAGTGGGACAACGAACCACCGAAGTCTGAAGCACAATTGATTGCTGACACGATTCTGGAAAGTCTGTGAATGGCGCTCGAAGACCTCAACCTGAAAATTAACGTTGGAGTTCTGAAGGCAGAATCCGCGCTGGCTACGTTGGGGAAAGTCAAAGAAGAAGTCGGCGCGACGACGCATCGAGTCAGCGAGCTCGTCAATCGTGTCGGCGTTGCGTCTGCTTCGTTTGCTACTCTTGGCGGTACACTTAGCGTTGTCGGCGGCAAGCTCGGAGCGGTCGGCAGCTTTGTCAAGGGTGCTGCTGGTGGTCTGTTGCATATGATGCACATGGCGCACGCTGCCCACCTAGCCGTTGAGTTACTCGGAACGGCGTTTGCGATGCTGCTTGTTCCTTTGCGCATGATCGGCGCGGCAGTGATGTTTGTGGGCGGGATTTTTAGGTCAGTGTTCGGAGTGCTTTTGATTCCGGTCAAAATGCTCTGGGGTGGCCTGATGATGCTTGCTGGCGTGGTGACGACATTGATGGGCGTCTTCGGGGATTTAGCCTCGGCGGCGTTCAAAGTCTGGTTCATTTTCAAAGGCTGGATCGGGGCTGTTCGCGTGCTCTGGGGTTGGCTCGGAATTTTGCCGCCAAAAATACGACTAGTGGTGGGTGGCTTGTTGGTGCTTGGCGCTGCTGGCAAGGCTGGAGCTGCAGTTCTCGGGGTGCTGTCGGGGGCCGCGAGGTTGGCCGCGACGGCGTTTCAGTTGCTCAGCCTGCCGGTGCTGGTTATCACAAACCCGATGCGGGCCTTGACGATTGCGGCAAGTATGCTGGGCCGTGCGTTGGTCTATACCGGATCCATGGCGATGCGTGCATCTGCTGCGATGTTTTCTTTTGCTCGATCGGTGGGCAGTGCAGTCGGGAGCGTAGTCGGCATGATCGCTGGCAAACTGCTCTCAGCAGCCAAGGCGGGTGTCACGGGCTTTCTGTTGCTCGGGGCTGCGGTTTCCGCGTGGGGCATTAAGCTGGCGGCGAAAGCTGAAACCGGGGCCGTTGTATTCGGCACAATGTTGAAAAACATGCAGCAGGGAAAAGCACTTCAGAAAGATTTGGAATCGTGGACCGGTGCTGCTTTGTTCGACGCCGATGCGGTCCAGTTGTCCGGGGTGCTTTTGTTTAAGGCCGGAGTGGCCGCGAACGACATTAAAGAAAAGCTAAATCAGCTCGGGCAGGTTGCGGCAGCGACTAAAACGCCTCTGGATGACTTGGCCCGCATTTATCAGCAGGGCATGAATCAAGGCGCGTTTCAGCAGGACAAAATCAACCAGTTGTCAGATCGCGGAATTGCGATCTACGAAGGGCTGGCGCACGCGACCGGCAAGAGCGGTTTGGCGCTCAAGGAAATGATCCGAGACGGCAAGATCGGGCCGGCGGAAATGAACGCGGCTTTGGAGCATTTGACGACCGGGCAAGGGATCTACGCGGGATCAATTGAGAATATTGGGCAGACGACGGAAGGCATGTTTAAGAATTTGAAAAACACCGTGGCACTTGCCGCGCGGGAACTAGGAATCAATTTGATTGCGGCGTTTGACTTTAAGGGCATGATGGCCAGTGGCTTGGCGATGTTTGCGAATCTGCGGACGGGAATCGCTAACGCTATGCCGGCGTTTATGGCGTTTGCAATCGTGGTGAAAGCTGCATTTGCTGCGGTCTGGGAAGTTGTGACTGTCGTGTTTGCCGCGATCACGTCCACGCTTGGGCTGACCGCAGGAAACTTCATGACGACGTTTTTGGAAATGGCGGCAATCGCAACGTGGGCTTTCCAGAATTGGCCAGACATTGCCACGCTTGCATTTATCAACGTCGGGCTTTCGCTTGTGCGGTTTGGCGCAGACTTTGCTTACCTCTTTACTGGCGTCATGCCTGCATTGTTTTCGTGGTTCGGTTCGAACTGGTCGCAGCTGTTCATGACGGCGGCGTCGTTCGTCGGCAATGTTTTTACGAACATCGGCAAAAATATTATGGCGATCATGACGGCCGTTTGGGATTTTATCGCGAGCGGCGGAACGAAGTCGCTGTCAGTGGCGTGGACTCCGCTACTTGACGGATTCAAAAACACCGTGGCGGCGCTGCCCGACATTCCACCGCGAGCAATTGGAGAACTGGAGGCGGGGCTTGCAGCTGACAGCGCGAGGCTGGGCGAATCGCTCGGAACATCGCTCGGCACCGCGATTGACACGAATATGAAACTCTTGTCGGACTTCCAAGCTGCTCAGGCGGTTGCGGTAGAACCGACACTTGCAAGCAACGAAGCGGGCGGCGAAGCTGGCACCGTGATTGAAAAGGCCAGTAAAAAAGCTGTGGAAAATAAGGCCGCATTTGTGCGGAGCAGCGAAGGCCAGTCGGTTGTTCAGCAGTTTATGAAGGGCTTTGCAAAGTCTGACGATCAGAAGAAAGCGGCAAACGCAGCTGTGGCTTCGGCGGCGTCGCTAAAAAATATCGAACGCGACACACGACGCGGCAAACAACTCGAAGTGCGAGGGTTTGCGTAATGGCAGCCATCGCCGAATATGCTCGCAGCAGCAGCAAGATCGAAGACAAGCGGGACGTGTCGCAGAATAAGATTATTGACACGATCACGGTTAAGACTAGCGATCGCATCAACTGGACGACATTACGCAGGATGTCTCCGATTCCGCAGTGGAATCAATCGCATCCGGATGAGCCCGGATTTTATCTAGATTTTATCACGCCATCGCGCGGGGCTGGTGGTCTCGTCTGGACACTTGAGGCCGAGTATGGAATCAGCAAAAGCGGACAAGACGATCCGAATCCGTTGCAACGCAAAGCTAAGATCAGCGGGCGGACCTCGCTCGTCGAACAGCCGACATTCTTCGACGCCAAGGGCAATCCGATCGTCAACACGGCGGGCGAATTCATTCCTGGCGTGATGCAGACATTCGCGACCGTCGAATACAACGTCACGAAGAATCTGGCAGCCGATCCGGCGTGGTTGCAGACGCATCTCGGGGCGTTGAATCAGGATGCCATAAAAATCCGCGGGCTTGTTTGGCAACCAAAGACGCTGATGCTTGGCGCGGTGTCCTTCGGTGAATTCATTGAAGAGGAACGAGCGACGTACAGCGAGTACCAGTTGACGCTGATGGCCGATCCTCGGACGTGGACGCACGAGCTATGGAATGTCGGGACGGTGGAGCTTGTGCAGGTGCGGCGATTGGTCCTGCAGGCCGGCGGCGACAAGGTCACGTCGAAACTGGTTTGGGTGCAGCAACCGATTAAGCGCGGCGATCCGCCGGAAAACGTTGAAGACCCCGTTCCACTCGACGAAAAAGGTCGGGCGATCGGCGATTACTTAGACAGTCCGGGCGACAAGCCAGTTAAGCCGGGGACTCTGAAAAAACTGTATTTTGACACGCAGAAGATCCTGAATTTTCAAGGAGTTCTGCCACTCACATGAGCGAAGAACAGGCAATTTACGGACTCACTGACGAACAGCATCGGGAGGTTTCTCAGGTGGTGATCGACTGGCGCACGATTGTCCGGCCGCAGGCTGGCGTTGTCGCCGCCAAACGCCGCACGCCATCGATCAACCGCGTGATGAATGTGGACGATGGCTATCCGGTCTATGAGCCTCGTGAATATCGCAAGGTGGCGTTGTTTGTCCCGTCGCGAGACACCCAGCAAACAACTCTGCAGATGTTTGGGAAAGATCTCGAAGGTGATATTCGAATAACGATTGACGGCACGACCTACACGATTGATTGCCAGTCCACGAGCGCACAGGTGCGAGTTGCAATTCCACTGCCGGCAAGTATTTGCCGAATCACTGTTTTTCCGGGGACGTGGGAGTTTGCGTGGAAGGACACAGCGCAGGAAATTACAGCAATCCCTTACTCGGATTTTTACGGCGGTCTGTTGGTCACGGATGAATTGTGGCGGTCGCAGACAGCGGACGGAGAAGAGCCCGTGCTGGTCGATTCAATCGACGCGATTCCGTTTATTGAGGGGCAGGTAAAACGCGGTGCGATTAGTCTGGCGTCACCGTGGGGCGATGGGATCTATATGGCACAATATTGGCACTGCCCAGGCTTTAATTTTGCAGCGAGTTCCGTTTAATGTGTGGTTGTAACGCAGAATGCGAAATCATTCGCTGTCCGGGTTGTCCCGCGACAGATTGGAGCGCGTTCACGTTTCAATGGACCGCACCGGCGTCTCCAAGTTTTTTGCAACCTTCCGGCAGTGTGCTCAAGCGTTTCTACTACGCAAACGACAATGCAATGACCTACCCCGGCCAGTGCAAATGCCTCTGGATTGTAGACGGCGGCGATCAGGGACAGAGCACGGATGGCGTTTTGAACCCCGTGTCCCACGTCTATCCGATTCCATCAATCGGAGCCCTGCAATACACGCGGGTAGGAACGCTGCCGGTCTGGAAGATTTCGCTTAGTCGGTGGTTTGCTAACTGGAGCTGGTTGAGTGCGGATGTCAGGTACTACGGAAACGGTTGGGGTTGGTCCCCAAATTGGGCCGGCGATGAGTGCGACCAAACATATGGAAACCCGTTTTGGGGTGGCTTTGGCGGTGCGGGATATAACGGCTGGGGCTGGGGCTACGGAGGCGTCGCTGGTTATAATTTATACTACGGCGAGACGGGCAACGTCTGGAACGTGACATACAGCTTGCCGGACGGAGTCACGATGGATTGCACTGGGGACACGGTGCGATTTTTTCTGGACGATCAGCCGACCAACGTAAATTTTGACGCTGATTCGTGGCCGGAATATATTGATATCGCGAGGGTGCAAAAATGAGCAGCACCAATCTGTTTAGACTGCGGTCTGATGGCCGTGGAATTTCGCTGAGATCGACAGAGCCGCTGGCAATTGACGAGCAGGCCGATTGCCTGCAGTTTGCGACGCAGGCCGCGACACCAGCGGTACGTCCGCCGGATCCTGACAGGTTCCGTGGCAAGTGCATCGCGATCACGTCGCTGAATCCAAATCCTGAAAAGCAGGAACGACAACGGATCTGCGTGCAGTCGTGGCGGGACATCGGGCTTGAAGTGGTCGCGGTCAACACGGCGGCGGAACTGGCACGCTTGGACACAGGGTTGTCCAACCTTGTCCACGGTCACGTCAACGAAAATACGACGCTGGAATACGCGAAGCCGACGCAGCGCATCTCGAGCATTCTGAAAGCGGGCAGGCAGAACGGAATTCCGTTTATTTTGCTTAACTCAGACATCGAAATCAACGGCGATCCGCAGGTGATCACTGACGCTCTTGCGGAGCCTCACAAACTGACAATCGGCGTGCGGTACAACCACGAGCCCGGCCAGTCAATCACTGCCGCAGAGTACGAGCCGTGGGGTTTGGACTGCTTTTTGATGACACCGGATTTGGCGGCGACCGTACCAAATCTGCCATTTGGCATTGGAAAGCCGGTCTGGGATTATTGGTTGCCGCATCATTTCCGCAGTCGCGCAGTCAAGTTTAATTGGATCCGCCGGCCGTTCTTCTTTCACGAACGGCATCCTCTTGGGTGGTCTCAAGCTGAGTGGAATCTCGGAGCAAGATGGATGCAAGAATTTTGCGGCGTTCCACTGGCGCAGAGTTCGATTGCATACCGACAAACGCTAAACATGCACAGCAATGAATCGAAACAAAGGGCCGCAATATGACGACTAAAATCTGGCGAGGTGACGCGACAGCCGTTGCACAGGTCACGACAGTGGCGCCTGTGGCCGCGGTCACGATCGGTGATATCTTTGCACTGGCGATCAATGGCAAGCGCGTCAGCGTTACGGCGACCGCGGCGACAGCTGCAAACGTGGCAACGTTGTTTGTGACGGCTATCGGGGCGTCCGCCGATCCCGAATGGGCAGAAGTCACGGCGACAGTCAGCGGCAGCAATCTGTTGCTGACGGCGTCCGAAGCGGGCGTGCCGTTTATCGTACTGCAGGACTCAAGTCTTGACGCGCTGCAGCCGGTTTCCGTCACGACCACAACGCAGGGCGTGACGGGTGTGAACTGCGTGCAGTCGTTTACTATTCCGCTGTCTGCAGCCGGCACCTTTACGATTCTGCTCGGCGATCAGATCACGAGTGCCATCGCGGTCGGGGCCAGCGCGGCAACCGTGCAGACGGCAATGCAGTTGCTCACCACAATTGGAGCAAGCAACGCAACCGTTGCGAAAACCACAGACACCAACGACGACACGTACACAGTGACGTTTGTTGCGGCGTTGGCTGGGACGCTTGTTGCGACTCTGATCGTTGACCTCACTAGCACGAAGCCGCTTATCCGGACAACCCAGCAAGGATCCACGACAGGAACTGTTCAAAATGAAATTCAAACGGTGCTAACGCAATCCGCGAGTGCTGCAACGTTTACTTTGACGCTCGATGGACAAACTACGGCCAGCACAATGAATCGGGACACTACGGCCGCGCAAATGCAGACCATTCTTCAAGCGTTAAGTAACGTGGATTCTGTGACCGTCACAAAGACCGACTACCTTTTTTTGATTGAGTTCACTGATGTCGATGGGTCCGCAAACCAATCGTTGATGACCGCATCTGTTTACAGCTCATCCGGAACAGGTGTATTTCGGCGCACGGTGACTGTTTCGCAGCCCGGCGTGACAGCGGTGAATGAAGTGCAGGTCGTCACGCTTAACGGCACCCCGACAGGCGGCACCTTCACGCTGACCTACAGCGGGCAAACAACGTCCGCGATTGCGTACAATGCCAGCGCAGCAACTGTCGATGCCGCTCTTGAAGCATTGAGCAACATTGGGGCCGGCGACGTGGTGGTGACTGGTTCCGCCGGTGGGCCGTGGACGGTGACGTTTGCGACGGCATTGGCTGCAACTAACGTCGCTGAAATCACCGGCAACGGCGCGAGCCTGACCGGAGCCACGACCAACACGCTGACAGCTACGGACACGACGGCGAGCGCTGGACCTAATCACTGGGATACTGCCGCGAATTGGGCGCCGTCTGGAGTACCGATTTCCGGTGACGCCGTGAGATTTGAGGACGCGGGCGAGGATTGTTTGTACGGTCTCGCACAGTCTGCCGTCACTTTGGCGTCGCTTACGATTTCGATGGGCTGGCAAAACAGAAAACTTGGTCTGCCGCACCTTAATGCTGGTGGCTATTTGGAATATCGTGAGCAGCAGCTCACGATCGGGGCGACAACGATCACAGTCGGCGTTTATCAAGGCACAGGCCCGAGCCGAGTTTATTTGGACACCGGCACAGCAGCGACTGCGATCGAGATCCGCAACACCGGAAGCAGCGCGGATACCTATCCGGCCGTCGTGTGGATCGGCACGCATTCTTCAAATTCGGTGGTGATTCTTGACGGCGAATTTGGAACAGCACCGTATGCCGACACCGTATGCACGCTGGACAGTTTGACGATGTACGGTGGTCGTTGTGTGCTGAGAAACGCAGCGATTGCGACGAGTCTTAAAGCAAACAGAAATCCATTGACTGCGTTTGAGTCCACTTTGGGTGGCAAAGCAATTGAGGTCTAATTTAAGAGGGGGAACGAATGAAAGTCGTGGCAACAAAAAACGTCAACGGGGCATGGTACTGGCGGCTGGTCGGCGGCAACGGCGAGATCATGGCGTGCAGCGAAGCGTATAGCAGCAAGGCCGCATGTACTAAAAGTGCAAAGCTGGTGGCGGTTACTGGTGGGTTTGAGTTCCAGATTGAAGACTGAAGGCGAAAAGACATGTCCGTTGAAGCATTGATCGCA